TTGGCCATGGCAACCATCTTGCCCTTGGTATGGCCTTTGGCAACACAACCGTCTGCACGGGTCACACCGCCTTTAGCGTAGCCTTTTTGGCCGCGCACAGCATCGCGTGGGTCATCGGATGGCTCCACGCTGGTCTTCTTGTTGTACGCTTTTTCCGCGGCGTCAGCGGCCTTGCGGTCGGCTTGCTCTTCGCGGGCTTGTTTTTCTGCTGGACTCATGGTGTGCTCCTTAAATTAGCAGGCTTTGCCGCCGCGTTTCATCGCGACTTGGGTGCCCTTGGTCTTGCCCTTGGTGGCAATACCGTTAGCCGATGCGCGGAATGTACCGCCCTTAGCCAGTTTAGTCATGGGCTCGCCTTTGTGCAAACGGCCTTCGTGTTTGTTCACAGCCTTCTGCATCATGGACTTGTCCATCTTTACGTCTTCGTGTTTCATAGCTCCACCTTCTTTAAAAAGCGCCGCGTTGCCGTGGTCGGTTTTGGATTTGTTGAACGCCTGTCGATCGACGCGGGTACGAGGACCTGAGCCGAACTTCTTGGCCTTATCGGCCGCAGAAAAGTCTTTGCCCACAGACTGTGGGATGCCTGCTTTCTTCGCAAACTCCGGGTTGTGCGCCACGGCGTTCATGAATTTCTCTTGCTTCTTACTGGTCGATGGCATCGGATTTCTTTCGGCGGATGATCTCTGCAAATGGTTTACCTGTGACCATCTCTGCGATTCGCATCAAGGTCCAGATAGCACCGATCAAGCCAAACACAGGAGTCAGCATCTCTAAAAAGGACCCAATTGTCGCAAACACGGAGACGATGTCCAGCGTGTTTTTCATGGTGTCGTGGTTGTTGCTCATGTCAGCACTTCCATCGCGCCAACGACGCAGCTTTGCGAGTGGGCTTGCCCTTCTCGTCTTTCATCGGGCCCGGCATACCACTCATGCGTGCGCAGAACGAGTCCTTGCGCTTGCCGCCTTGGGGTTGAGGAGCTTTGAGGTTGCTGCCGGTTGCGGCGTTGTACTTGGCACGGCCCTTGGCAGTCAAACCCGCGCCCTTAGAGGCGGGCAGCTTTTCGCCGCGACCAATAGCAAGTGAGGGGGTTTTCTTAGCCATTGACGACTTTCAGTTTGGGAGTGCAGTGCTCCGCAAGCAGGGGGTTCAACACATCTTCCGCGAAGTCACGGGTGAACTTCTCTTGGCCAACGTGCGGCAGGCTGATCGAGGGGTCAAGGAAAACAGTGAAGCCATCTTCAGCTGCGCGATCGCAGAACAGATAGTCTTCCCCGTAGTACTCGCCATTGACAATCTTCAGGTCAAAAATGGCGCTGTCGGTGCGGTTGTCCACGTTGTTGACGTAGGCCCACTCCGGGTGGTTTGCAATCATCGTCTCAAGGACGTGACGCTGGATCATCATGAACCCTGTGCCAATGCGCTTCACACGCATCAGGCCGTTCTTGTCGAACTCCAGAGCGCCGTTCTCGTCAAGGTAGTAGTCCAAGAAGAACTTACGGTCCATGCCGCGACGGGGGTAGATACCAGCAGTGATGTCTTTGTCCAAGCTCAACGCCAGCAAACGAAGAATGGCGTCGGCAGTAACCACCACGTCGGCATCGACAAACAGAAGCGTGTCTGCGTCGGATTTGAGGAAGTCCGCAACCAAGCAGTTGCGAGCCTTCGTGATAAGAGAGCACCCCGAGAGGTGCGTGAGATAGAGCTTAACCCCCAACGACTGCACCTGAACGGCGAGGTTGGACAAGGCAAAGGCTGAATCAATGTTCAGCTTACCATCGTAAGCGGGGATCGCAACCATGAGTTTGCGGCCCGCTAGGTTAATGCTTTTCTCGTCAGCCATAGAACACCGAAGCAGCGTTTAGGTCGGTGACATTCAGGTAAATGCCGTTCTGCGCCAAGATGCCCTGCCCCGGAATGAGCCAGTAGTTCACGTACGCATCTCCGGCGTCAATTCGGAACGTCATGATCCAACGCGAAGCGTAGGCGCAGGCAGTTAAGGCTGCTACTGTCCCCGAGTTGATGTCAGTCACCGTGAAGGTGTTGTCTGTCAGCTTGGTCACGGTGTAGTTGCCGTCAGTGGCAGCGGTTCCAGAGGCCGCGGAAAACGCCAACCCGACCTTGTCGCCAGTCTTCAGCCCGTGAGCACTTTTTGTCACCGTAACTACGTCGCCAGTCCGGGCGTAAGTAGCCGTAACCGGCGCTGTCACTGTGTCAAAAATGTCCAAAACACCGGGGTTTGTGCCGTCACCTTTGATCGACACACCTTTGACGCGTGTACGCTGCTTGTAGATAAACCCGCTCTCAATCAGCGTTCCTGCCAGAACATCGGTTTGCATTGCCATAATCAATCTCCTTTAAAAACGGGGCCGAAGCCCCAGAGGTTGATTAGCTCAGAGCTGCGCCAACAGCGGTAACCCAAGCAGAACCGGTACTGATGACCAAGCAATACTCGTTGTTGCCAACGCCGTTGTCAGAGATCAAGCGAACTTGGCCAGCGTTACCAGCAGCGGCAGCGGGCAGGGCGGCGGTCAGGATGGCAGGCAGGTCCACAAAAGCGGAAACTGTAACGCTGTCCACGCTGGTAGCGGGGCCCAAGGTGCCGGTCACGGTAACCGCGCCAGTGGTGGAGTTGATGGAGACAGTTTGAAAGCCGTTCTGCGAGCGAACTGGGCCGTTGAAGGTGGTGTTTGCCATGATGATTCCTCACATGCGAGTTGAGGCGTCCTGTCTGCATGTCGTTGGCCCGGAGCCATCAGGAACGCCGGAAAGTCCGGGAGTTGGGGCAATATACACCAAAAGAAAAAGGGGCACAAGGCCCCTTTTTCACTGGACGGCCGGGAACCCCCGACCCAGCTTATCAGGACGAACCCGAAGAGCCCCAGATACCCAGCGCGTCAGACCAGCCGAAGCTGTAACGCTCACGGGCCTTGTAACGGACGTTACCGGTGTCGAAGTCACCGTCCATGCTGTTTTGCAGCGGAGTACGGATGAAGTGCTTCAGACCGTTAGGCACGTCTGTGGTCAGGAACCAAGCGTTGTTGTCTGTCAAGAAGTTGTTGACGGTGTAGCCTTCGGCCACGGAACCGTTGTTCTTGATCGCGTTGATGTCGTTGTCAGCAGTGCCAACGCGGAGGTTGGTTTCCAACAGACGAGTAGCAACGAATTGCAGCGATGGAGGAACAATCATCTTCTTGGGCTTGGCAGCGATCAGCAGGCCACGTTCATCAGTCCACTGGGCGATCTGAATAACGGCGGCTTCCAAGGAAGTCTCGTTCAGGTCAGCTTGAGTAGATGGAGTGTTGCTGTTGGTGCCACCAGAGATCAGAGGGTGGTTGACCAAAGTATTGCTGCTGTTATAGCCGAACAACGACACACCGTCACCGCCCAAGTAACCACCGTTGAAACCGTTGTTCAGAACGGAAGCGGCTTTAACTTGCTTGGTGTAAGCCATGGCGCGAGCCAAAGACTTGGTGTAACGAGCGGACAGGCTGTCGTACAAGTTATCTTCCACAGCTTCTTCAGTGATGGAGAAGCCCAACGCGATGGTTTCGTGGTTGTAACGAGTAGACCATGCTTCTTGAGCGTTGTCATAAGCGATGGCGGAACCTTCGTTTTTGACAGGAGCTGCAGAGAAGCCGGACAGCTTGGTTTCTTCTTCAAAACTACGCTCCGATGTCTCGGTTTCGTAGATTTCTTTGTGCTGCTCGCCGTAGCGTGCGTACTCCAAACCGAACAAGGCGTTCAGGCCGGGAAGCAATTCTTTGAGCAGTTGTGCGCGTGAAATAGCCATGGTAAGTTACTCCTTAAACACCGGTGGTGTTGTTGTACTGATGAGTGTTGATCTTCACCAGCAACTCGGTGTAAACACCTTCAGAAGTGGCAGTCTCAGGGACCACGTCGATAACACGCAATGGGATGGTTGCGGTAGTACCGGCACCGGTCAATGTCACGCCAAAAGCGGAATTGCCAGTGGTAGTAGAACCTGCGTTCAACACCAAAGGTACGTTAGAACCGACATCAGCGCGGCTCGCAGTGCCCATAGTTGTACCAGAGGTAACAACGGCCACTTTGAACAGAGCTTGCTGGTCATCCACAACGTAGGCGTAAGCCAAGTCTGTGGAAGTCGAAGCCAATGCAGGGATGTATTGACCTTGAACAGTCTGACCAGACGAGTTCACGTATTGACCGCCCATCACAACACCGACGATGCCGCCAGAGTTGGTAGTGGTGGACTTGATCAGATAACCATCGCTGATCAGCACGGTATCGCCATTGAAAATAGCGGTACCGAAGCCTGCGGCAACGGGAATCTGGCGGATAGCACCAGCGTATGGCTTGCCGTCAAGCGAATTGACGGGCACGAGGCCATAGGGTGCCGAAACGGTAGGGTATGCCATTTAGGACTCCAAAATTTAAGAACCAGAACCGAAAGTGACCTTCGATTTCTTGTCCGAGAACAAGGGCATGCGAGGATCACTATCACGAAGGAAATTGTTGTCCACGGATTCCATTTGAGACTTGTTCTGGTTAGCGTAGTACGCTGCCCGTTGATCCAAGAACTCCGACGGAATACGACAGAGCAACAAACCGCCCACTTCTACGTTGCCTTTAAAGCGACCTTCAGTGGTAGCGTGCATCATGAGCTCAGGATATTCCTCTGCTTTACAGGGTTCGTATCCTTCGCGAAGCTTAGAAGAGATATTGCTGGGGTCAGCGTTACCCAAGGTGCTTGTTCGAATCCAGCGATGACTCCAGCCGGGGCGTTTGTCAGGGCTTGGCAAGGTCTCGGGAGGACGCCATGCTTGGGGACGTTGGAACGCCACCTCACGGGAATCCAGTTCACGAGCCATACGATTTTGCGATTTGGTCTGTACCTCAGTCATTTCATTCACCTCTATTAAGCATAGCAACCTGTTTGGCGTAAAGCTCCAAAGGAACCCCAAGACGGCGAGCGATCGCTGCTTCGGATGCCTTCAGTCGCATACGACTAGGCGGAGTGCTGCGTGAAGCCGGAGCTACAACTGCAGCGGGTTTTGTTGCACGGCGCGGAGGTTCATCCTCGTAAGCCGGTTCTGACCTCTTTCGTGGAGGCGGGTCATCATCTTCCTCATCGCTCCGGTCACTTTCAAAGTGCTCGGGAAAACGCTTGCGCATAGTGCGGTCGATAGTTTTGAAGTACTCGTCACTACCAACGTAGTCAGAACCATACTCGCGCTGCAACTTCTTGTCAAGGCCCATCGCAGCCATAGTCATTTCGTCGTCTTTGCCGAACCATTCGCTGTTGGTCTTGAGCCAACGCTGGGTACGCGGACTAACGCTCGGCGCGTCGGGTTGCTTTGCGGGCTGGAACTCTTTGTCCTCCACTTCGATCGGCCGCATAGTGGCGGCGCGGTCAAGCTTCAGAGTGGCTTGTGCAACTTCCGCCTGCGCGTCAGCCAACGCATCGGAGTCACCCGTGTCGTAGGCGTCTTTGAACCGTTTCTTGGCTGCAAGCAGCTCGGTTTCGGCGGCGGATTTGGAAGTCTCGATGTAGGCTTTGCTGCCCGTAGACAACTGCTGCTGGAGTTTTTTGTTCTCCTCGAATACCTGACGGGCAAATGCTTCAGCGGCCTCGCGCTCGCGCAGGGCTTCTTCTTTGGCACGTCGCTCGTCGTGATAGCCACGAGTGAACTTCTTGATGCGGGCCTGAACCTTCTCGTCGTACGAGGCGAGTTCGTCGTCGGTGGGGTCTTCCACCGGCTCTTTCATGGGCTTGCGGCCACGATCGGCTGCAGGGGTGTCGTCTTCGATCTCGATTTCGAAAGTATCGTCCGCGGCAGCTTTTGCTGCTTTGGCTTCCTTCTCGTCGGGAAATTCAAAGTCGTCGCCTTTGAAATCTGGCAATGGCATGGTTTACTCCTTTTTATGCAGCACGGGTAATTCCGCGCGGGTCTTCGACAACGGCCTCAACCGAATCATCATTGATGATGCGGAACTCGCGGCCGTGGATTTTCAGGCGGGTACCTGAATTCGGGCGGACGATGATGAAATCACCTTCCTTGCAGCTCGGCCCACTGGGGAACCGGGTTTTGTCTGCGTAGGCATCAGGGCCAACCTTGACCACAAACAGCACGGGGGTCAGAACCTCCTCGTAGTGCATGGACTGGCCAGCTTTGATGATGCCCACTTCGCTGTCGGCGTACTCTTCCATCGCTTCTGGTACGACGCACAGAAGGCGGAAGGTCTTCGGATCAGGCAGCTGCTTGGCTTTGTCCTCGGTGTTCTTGTTCAAAATACCTGACAGGTCAATCGCCGAAGCGTCAAATTCAGTCATCAGACTTCTCCATTTTTTGCACAAGGTCGTTAATGATTGCCTCTGCTTGCGTCAGACCTTGGATAAGCCCGCAGAGGTGTTTGTATTCAGCATGATCCTTCGCACTACCCCGGCTGACCGCGGTAGCGTAAGAGTCACGCTGCTCTACAAGTTGTTTGACCACATGGGCCAGAATTTGATAGTCTCTCACTTGCTCTCCTTCTTAGGAGGTCGGTTGTTCTGGCTAGCTTGCTGACGCGCTTGTTGGCGTTCTTGCTGTGCCATCTGAGCTTTGCTCTTGGCGACGTCAATGCCCATACGGACACCATCGGCCTCCATCTGCTGTTTGAGTCTGTCGCGTGCAGCGGCAGCGGTGGCACCCACCTGCATGGCCGCGATTTCTTTTTGCGATTCGATGCGAGCTTCCTCGACACGAATCTGGTCGGCTTTGGCTGCAGCGTCGATCTGAACTTTCTTCTCCTTGAGAGCCAAGTCCTTTTCTTTGAGCGCCAACTCCTGCTGCTGCATCTGCACAACGGGGTCTTGGGCTTGCTGCTGAGCTTGCTTCTGCGCCGCCTGCTGCTGGTCCCGCTGAAGAATCTGCTGCGATGCCTGCGCCGCCATCATGGCGATCCGGTCGGCCATCTCTGGAGGAACTTCTTTGTTCTGCTCTTCGGTTGGCAGTGGCATGCCCATCTGCATCTCGACCTGCTTGCGCATCTCCAGTGCAATGTGCTCGTTGATGTGCGCCATTGCTGCAGCCATGATGCTTTGCGCCGCGGGGTTCATCTGCATGAGCTGCTGGACCTTGGGGTTCTGGATCGCAGCCATGTGCACTTGGATGTGCGCCTCGTGGTTCTGCTGGATGAACGCCTTGACTGGCTTGCCGTTGAGCACTGCTTGGTTCTCCGACACTGGGTCGGTCGGCACTGCATCCTCTTCCATAGGCACAAGCTTGGAAGCGTTCTTGATCCCCAACACCTCAATCATCTGGCGATGCAGCAAGGGCAGGTTGTACAAGTTCGGTGCGCTCTGGGCCAACTGGAGGACTGCCTGATACTGGACAATCTTCTGGGCCATCGTGGCTGCGTTGGGGTCGGACACGGGAATCACGTCCACCAAGTCGTAGTCACCCTTCTTGGCGGCGCGGCTGCCGTCCACTGGCTCGTAGTCGTACTCTTCTGGAGTGTAGTCAGCGATGATGACTTTCAGGAGTTTGAACTCCATCTTCATCGCGTAGTGCAGGCGAGCCTGAACCGCGGTCATCACCTTCAGTGTGCGCTCAAGGATGGCCAAGGTTGTGCCCACTGGCGCGTTGGCGCTCATGTCACTGACCTTCATATCACCGCTGGATGCAAAGGCGCGACCTTCTTGGACTATACGGTCGA